TTATCCGCTTCAGCAACCTTATCTTTATTTTGATCTACTATTTGTTGAACTTCTTTTTGGGAAAAAGCCTGTGCCTCTCCGTCTACCATGAGTTCAACTGTTGCTTCATTATTCTTTTCTTCTGACATTTACATCTCCTATTCTTTTTCTACTTTATCACCTTCAAAAACCAGTAACTCACCGGCTCCACCAGCAGCCATAGACATAGATATAAAGCTATCTAAGATACGACTGAAACTCTTTCCCTTAGTATTATTTACAACCTTCTGCATTTCAGGCTTATGGTTTGCCTCTATCTCTTTCTCGGTTTTATCTATAATTTCTCTTTGATACATAGTCCAGATCCCTTCTGCATCTCTTATTTCCTCAACAAACATGTTCCATAAAGTCTCAATGCTCTTATCCATTATTACCTCCCTTTAATTCTTTCTGTTGTCTTAGCTGTTGCTCCATGGCTTGTTGCATGAATTTCTGGTGCATAGCTTTATGATATCCCATATCTGCTGAGAATATAAGAAATGCCCTTGGGTTCTCTATTTTTAATCTTTGGACTTCCCTAGATTTCTCAAATAACGTGTGAGATCCATAATGGACAGGATGGTTATCATACTGGTTAACGACAATCCTTGACCCAGGTTGCGAAGCAATGGCCTTATTTTCAAGTTTAGCATTTTGTTCATCTAATTTTACCTCCGAATAGATATCTTTAACAGATGCATCATCAAGCATATTCATTACATGCCTAGATACTTCTGGATCATTAGGATCACCATATAGACCTTCCCTTCTTCTCTGTAGTATCTGAGCTTGTCTACCAGTCCTTGAGTCTGGAAGAGAACTACCTTTCTTTATTACAACATCAGTATTATCCCTAAGGTCTGCTCCCTTAAACGCTAACACTTCCCAATCTTTATCGCTGCCGATTATCTTAATCATCCTATCATCGGTGTAGCCTTTCTGGATACGCCTTAATACTCGCTTCATAACCTCTTCGAGCGCTTCCTCGAAGATAGCGTGCGTAGGAATGACACCGTAAGAGTCTTGCTCAAGTAGTAGCTGAACCATGTCGCCGGACCTAATATCAGACTTATTGGTTCCTTGGGATACTTCATGTTGATCGAATAACCCCATTAAGCTATTGGCTATCTGCTGTAGCGCAATATCGTATGTTCTGGGTAATGAAGATAATTTCATTTGTTCTGGCTTATGTCCCATTACTGGTGTATAGAGCATTGTTTGACCATGACTATCATCTGGTGCAACTTCCATTCTACTACCTCTAGGAATAAGAAATTTCCCCCTTGCCATCGATCTATTAAACTCCGCTATATCAGATATTTGTCTATTCCATAACTTCTGTAACCAGATACCAGCTTCTATAGTTGCCATACCCCAGAACACTCCTGGAATCTCTTGATCTTTAAAGTGCTCTATATTATAATGATTGAATGGGTAATCGCTTCTATGCAACACTACACCATTAGCAGCTATTATATGTAAACCTTTTGGATGATCAGTATTGGGTTTTAGATCCATCTCCATAACCATCGCACCATCAATATCTCCACCAGTCTTACCGCTGCTACCAGCCAGTAACATTTCAGAGTTAACTATTCTATCAGCTCTTCTCTCCGCCGCAACCTCTCTACCCCTTTTAAACCTACCTTTAATGTAATCCAATGTCCTAAATTTAGCTTTAATTATCCAGGGCTGTTCGCGTAAGTCATCATCACCTAAACCATACGCAGGAACATAAATGTCAAACGGTGACCATACACCGCAATCAACGTCGCCAGTATACTTAACTTCACCTGTCTCAACGTCTAACTGAGATGTTCCTTTTTTGGGATCCCATCTATCATCCAAGAAGGCATTACCACAAGTATAGATAAAACCAGCAAGCAACCTCATCTTCTTTCTCATCCTTGCTTGACCCCAAAAGGATTGCAGAACCTTTTCTGCTGTTCTTGCTGCTTCTATATCATCTTGGCTACTTGAATTAGGTACTACAGACATAACAGGTGTATTCCTTATCAACCTTGAAACCTGTCTCCTGTAGTATGGTAATAGCTTATTGTCTACTATTCTTAACCTACCCTTTCTTAACATCGCCTGTTGTAACATGTTAGCTGAACTATTGAAGAAGCTATATTGCCTACCTGAAATAAATGCAAGGTTAATTAACCATTTACGTTCATAGGGTAATCTAGAAGTTGCTCCAACATTGAAATTCTCTAAGACAGTAAACCAAAGATCATCCTTTGTTTTTTTCCTTAATGACTTCTTCATTTTTTCTACTGATTTATTTTTCATGAACCACCCCATATATCAGCTAGTGACCTTCTCATCATATCTTCAAAAGAACGCTCAAGAGCTTTGTCTGTTAAACCAAAGTTAATAGCTTCCACGATCTTCTTTTCAACCATCCTGGCTTGCTCCTCCAGTTTGTCACCTTTATAACCTTTCTTTGAGTGAGCAACTTTATCTTTAACTAATCCCTTATGGCCTTCCCACATCTCTTTATAACCCTTCTCATTCTTCTTCGCTAACTGTGTACCATGCACGCCTATCTCATGCCATACACTTGTCTTAGTTGCTCCTGAATAGAATTTAGTTTTACCAGTTGTTGCACTAAATGTAGCCTTTGCTCCAGGAAGTTTCTTTGACATTATCCTCATTTCAACAGACTTAGTATTCTTCAGTAGTGACTCTGGCATAATTGATATCTGTGACTTCACATCAGTATAAGACCTTTTAAAATTTTGGTAGTGTTTTTTTAACAAATCGGTTTTGGCTGAGTCATTCTTTACCTTCTTTGCTACATCAGCAAAAGCCCTCATAGCTTTATTACCTGAATTTTTTAATTGGCCTAGTGCTACTTTTCTTGTTAAAGGTTTCTCTACAGCTTCTTTCATCAACCCACTGAGTAGGCCCATTTAAAAACCTCCTTGCATATTATACTCTCTAAGGTATTCCTTATATCTTATCTGATCTTCAGCTTCAGGGTTAACTTCTTCCTCTACTTGTTCAGGTTTATCTATGTTGTGAACCCTATTCCTGAAAGAAGATCTCTTCTCACCCAGTGGGCCAGACTCTTCAAGATTGTTTAACCCTGACTGATAATCGTTTTCGTAATCACCGTAACTATCATCTGTAGCAACCCTCTTTCTCCAACTCTGAGCTTTCCGTTGTGGTTCATTGTGTACTGGTTGAGGTTGAATTACTGGTTGCTCGTATGTCTCCATGAATTGTGCATAATCTTCTTTACTTGAAGGTGTATTTATGGGAACTAATCCTGGCCCACCATGTGATTGCATATACTCATCATAGCTACTTATCATATCTCTTATACCTCCTTATCGTCAAACGAAACAACCTCGCCTGATAATTCATCGTCATCCCATTTAACACCATGTGTTTCGCAACTATCAGGCTCATAACCGCTATGGATTAAACCTTTAAAGGTCTTAAGTATCTCAGCTGTTTGTTTATATAAAAGGTCTGTCTGTTTATTTAGAAGGTCAAATGCCATCTTCATGTGATCCTTACCAGAAGAAGTCATCCCCCCTGTTAAAGATGTTTTGTGCTCTGATTTGTTCATTGCATTGTTCTGTAACTGTTTTTGTTTTTCCAATCTGCTCTCCATTTGGGATATGTGCCTCATGCCAAGCTTTCGCTTCTGCTATAGGCTTTGATTTCATAGACGGTGCTAGTTGATCAACTTGGATAGCAATACCAAAAGCCATAACCATATCATCATGTGCACCTTTCTTCGCTCGTGCTTTACCTGTTGAAGTTCTTATAAAGGTAAGCATTTCACCTATTAATCTTTGACTATGTATAGCACCAGCTTCATCTATCAACCATTCTTTAATGCCAGATATTAACTCTCTCTTTGAAGCTGAGTCTGTTCTCCATCCTTTCTTAAATGTAACACCGTTATTTACAACATCATATCTTGGAGCCATAAATAGGTTAGGTATGTCAAGATCTACAGCTTTATCGAATGTAGATAAGCCAGGCCCTGTTGTTTCAATAGCAACCCACGGATAATCTTCTTCGAAAGTAAATAGAATAGCTATTATCTTTATAATTCTTGCCATAAGAACTTCATCTAGCCTTGAATAATAAGTTGCCGCTATAGATTTAAGATTCCTATCATATACTATAACACAAGCATAATCACCATCTTCAGTACCTTCAACTATATCAGCTGCTATAACATATTCATGATCTTTATTAGGGTCTGTATAGCAAACTAAATAATCCTGTCTATCTAAAGGTTTGTCTACCTTTTCGCTCGAGAAATCCTCATGCATTAAGTGGTAGTATGACACTGGGTTATCATTAAGTTCTCTTAAAACCATTAAGTAGTCAAGAGCCGTTCCACTAAATACAGGGTTACCGGATCCAATATAACAGAGATTTATCTCCTGATCCATCTCTTGCTCATCATACCTAAGACTTTCCTTGACATACCATGGAGACTTTAAAACTTCTTTCGGTTTCCATTTATCACCTAGTCTACCTTTAGTATTCTCATTAGGTGCAGGCCAAACACAGTAAATGTTTTTAGATTTAAGTGGATGCATCGGCCAACGTAATGTTATTTTCCTGGTGATTCCGCTTGTAACTAAATCATAATACTTACAATTTACCCCAAAAGGAGTACCTATGGCAATCCTACATAGAGATGCACCAGCTCCAGATGTCCATGCTTTAGCATCAGTGTCTTTCCATTTAGAAAACTCATCGTAAAAGATAGCTTTATATCTTCCACCAGTTGAAAACTGTACATTATTGGATTCTCCTGTTAAGACTGAGCCTGTAGCTGGATTGATTAACTTTAGTTTATTGTCATGTTCTTTAACATCATACCCTTTAGGTACTAACCATTTAGGCAACCTAGCTATCACATACCTAAGCTTAGGAAATAGTGACGACATATTACCTCTATCATCAACAAACATTTCCTTCCTTGAGCCAAGTAAGAAGTCATTCCCTGGTTTCGGGCTTAGCCAAAACCATAACATAACTAAACATATCATCCACGTAGCACCCATATCTCTACACTTTTCCCAGACAACATCCTCTCCTACTTCTATAATTCTCTTTAAATCAAGAATAGCGTCATCCTGGAAAGGGTATGTTGCGAACGGTAGGTGAGACATAACAGCAGTGGGTCTTGGATCATAAGTAAAGAAAAACACATTAAAAGCAAAGACTATATCTTCGTAAAACAATCTCTTTAATGATTCCTTAAGTATAGGGTCTCTTTGAGCTTTCTTTAATATCTTGCTACGCCATATAAGGTTCTCTCTTGGGTCTTTTGGATATTTAATCTTATCCATATATTACCCCTATTCTTCATCTGAATTTATTATACTCATAACATTATCTATCAACTCATTGTTTGACATCTCCTTGACCTGAGTATGAGCATGTAAGTTTAATATCTTCTTAGGTTCCTCGCCATTCTGTTTTGAGTATCCACCCCTATCTAATATTTCTAAAGCAATCTTTGTCGTAAGGCTTTCGTTATCGGAAGTCTTCATTGTATTTATTAATAGGTCAAAAGCATCTGCACATGAGTTTATTATAGATTGCTTAATGTCTATAACGCTTGAATCAACCATCTGATCTAACCTATCTTTATACTCTTGAAAGTCTTCCCTTTTCTTTAGGTTAGCCATGTAAGTCCTGGATCGCTTGAACTTTATCCCTAGTTGACGATTAGATGTATTCTCAGTCGTTGTAACCATGTAACGTGCTATAGCTTTCTGTGCTCCATTTAATGGTTTTAGTTGAGGTTTTTCCTCTTCAACTACTTCAGGTTCAGGGTAAAGCTCAGCTCTATGTTTCTCTAGTAGCTCGTTGAAATCTTCTCTACGACGCAAAAAGCCTATAGTGTTAATATGTTTATTGAAACGTTTAGCGATTTCCTTATTAGTAAGCCATCCGGATGCTTTAGCGATATGTTTAGCTATTGCTTGTTGTTCATGTGTTAGTGGTCTCTGTGCCATTACTGCTCTCCTTCCCTCTCCAGAAAGACCTCTTGCCACAATACTTTACAGCTAAGTAGAATTTATGGGCCATCTGTTTCCTTAACCAGTTGACCAGTTGAAATTTAGAGGGATTATTTTTAATGGTCGTTAACATATTTTGGTAAAATATACTATCGGAGTACTTCTTATCTACACTAGTTTCCCCAAAAGCATACATCCAATCATGTATTGCGCATGATTTACGCATACATAGTCCTAAGAAACGATCAGGAACAAATATATCACCTAACTTGCCTGGGCCACAACCTCCTTTACCTATAACATTTGCAATCTGTTGCTTAGTTGCATAAGCGTAACTACATGGCTGTTTACCATACGGTGATGGTATATATAAGTCTTCAGTATTCATGAATCCTCCTAGAGTGGGAATAAAATCTTCAAGGCAAAATCCTTAAGCTTACAAAGAAATGATCTACTATTATATTCTACAGCATTATCTATGGTATCAGCAGTCCATCTATCTAAGTCTGCCATTGTACCTCCAAGATTTAGAATACTAGCCATCGCAGTCGTTACTTCAGATAGCAGTTTTAATTGATAATATTCCATATATTGGATATTGTCCCTTTCCATATTAATCCTGTCTAGTTTTACTTCGATAGGTATTCTACCGTAATAATAAACACCTCTAAGCTCAGCTCGATTAACGGCATCATTGAAACTATCATAATCAAGTAATGCCCTACTTAATGCTAATTGTATCTTTTGTTCTCTTATTGAAATCATGCTACCTCCATCTATGCATAATAATCTTGTGTGATCTTACTGGATACATAACCTTAACACATCTATCATATGGTATAGACCAAATAATCTTATATTGAGGTCTTTTATATGAGAAGCAATAAACCAATAATATAACCGTAGAAATAAAAAACACTGTAAAGATGGGAGCTACAATTAAGAATATCCCGTTTTTATTTGTTCTATTTTTTATCATGATTTCTCCCTTCGCTTCTTTCCCATTTATCACAATGTATCTTAGCATTAGGTGTGAATTTATGGTAATCAAACCAACGTTTATGAAGTAGACAATACCCACACCCTGGATCATTGTCGCCTTCTTCTCTTTCTTTAAATGTAAAGTGTTCGCAAGTACTACAATGTTTAACCGCTGGAGCGTATTTAGCTCTTGGCATTAAAACCTCCATTCTTCCTTCCATCTATCTAGGTCTTCAATCGATGCACCATTATCTAGTAATCTAGACATTGCAGTGGTAGCTTCTGATAGTAACTCCAACTGACAGCCTCCCATCTTCATGATAGCTACTCTATCAGCTATCCCCTTCTCCATCTTATCATCCTCAGTCATACCTTTGTAATAAAAAACACCTCTGCGTTCAGCGTTATGTACTGACATACGAAAGCTATCGTAATTAGATATTGCTTTAATTATTTTCTTGCTTAATTTTCCCTTCGTCATCTATAACCTCTTCAACATATACTGTTTTATCCACATAATGAGAAACCACAAGCACGGCATTCTTTACAACCTCCACTGTGTATCATTGTCCCACCACATTTAGGACAATCACCCTCTGGGGTAATCGCAGCATGCCTGGCTAAGATACTACTTATAGCATCTGGTATTGATTTGATTAATCCACCTGGGGTTAAGGTCGGATCCCCACCAGCTATATCACTCAATTGGTTAATAATCTTTTCAACTGGGACACCATTCTTCAAGCATAAACTGATTAGTCTACCTGTTGTTTCACTAAATGCTCTAACGCTATCACCTGACTTACCAACAGTCACGAAGACGTCATACAGTGAATTATCGTACTCAGTAATGGTAACGTATAATGTTCCCTGACTTAACTTAATCCTATAAGTCTTACCATCTAGCCAATCTGGTCTTTCGCCAGTTCTTACGTTTACTGCTTGGTCTTTAGATATTACATTTAATGCCTGTTGATCCCTACATCCATCCCTAAATACCGTTATACCTTTACATCTATACTCCCAAGCCATTATATATGCTGCTTTAATATCGTCTACTGTGGCATTGTTTGGCATATTAATTGTTTTAGATATTGAACTATCTATATACTTCTGAAATGCTGCCTGTATCTCTATATGACGTTCCCATGGTATTTCGTGGGCTGTCTTAAACACATCCGAAGGCATATCAGGGTCGTAATATTTATTTTGGTAAAAATAAACATTATCACCATCGGTAGTCTCCTTAGCATAGTTAACTGCAAAGATAGGCTCAACACCACTTGAGCAATCAGCTATCATACTTATAGATCCTGTTGGTGCTATAGTGGTTTTTGATTCAAGCACTACACCTCCGGTATAAATGGTATTTATACCTAATATATTTACGATGTCTCCGGCAATAGCAACAGCCTCGTCTGAGTCATAGGGGACTTCCATCTGAATCAACATATCAGCGAACCCCATAATACCTAACCCAATTCGCTTGTTCCTTAATGTAGCTTCTTCGATTTCAGGTAATGGAAATTCTGTATGATTTAACACCTCTTTGAGATAGTTAACTCCTACAAGGATTAAGTCTATAAGTTTATCCTCATCAATCTTACCGTCAGTAACGCAGTGGGCAAGGTTGATAGAGCCTAACACACATGACTCATAAGGTAGAAGAGGTTGTTCACCGCAAGCATTAGTAGCCGTAAATAACTCCTTACCATCACCTTCCCTATCTTTATTAATAGTATCTATGAATATTATCCCTGGGTCACCAGTCTTGTGTGCTTGTGTAGCTATCTCATCAAATAGCTTATTCTCTAATTCATGCCCTAAAAGAACTCTTTTCATGAAATCATCAGTAACAGAAACTGATATATTAAAGTTTTGGAGTTTCTTGCCGTCTGATTTACAATGAATAAATTCTCTAATATCCTCATGACCTACATCAAGGATTCCCATACTAGCTGCCCGTCTTCTACCTCCTGCTTTAATTTGGTTAGATGCTTCATCAAATACTTTCATAAAAGATACTGGCCCAGATGCTACTCCGTTGGTACTGAGTACCTTTGATGACTTACCTCTTAATGGTGAGAAGTTTATACCTATCCCACCACCATATTTAAATACTATTGCACATTGCTTAACTGTTTCAAAAATATCTACTAAGTCATCCTTTATAGGTAAGACATGACATGCCGCAAGATACGGCGTATCAGTACCTACATTCATTAAGACCGGAGATGATGGTAAGAAGTCGAGGTTAGCAATGGCTTGCCTAGTCTCATCCTTAAAATCATCGTCCACTATAGATACAAGCCTATCAACAAGGCCATTAAAGTCCTCACCTTCTTGGTAATACCTTGACTGTAGTAGTTTCTCTGCGTTATCTGTTAATCCTTGTTTTTTCAATTTAGAATATTTCCTATTTTTTTTTAATTAATTGAATAGTATTTAGATTAATTTGTCAAGACTTATTTCAATTAAAAGATTTTATATCATCCAAAACGCAATGAGGTCTCTTATCAGCTTCTATTAGAGCATCTTTAACTCTACAAGCTCCTTCAAAAGCTTTATAACTGCCGTGATATTTTTGTTTACCTCCCTGACCTGTATGCTGAACATCCCACATTCCTTTGGATTTATTAAAAGTAACACCTGATTTTCCGGATGTGTTATGGCTTTTTTCCTGAGAATTACAGTGGTGTCCTATTTCCATTAAGTTATCAATTCGATTATCATCCCGAACATGATTGATATGATGGATTTCATTTTCTGGAAAATATCCTTGAGTATAAAACCATGCAAGTCTATGTGTAAGGTAAGATTTACCGTTAGCTCTGATTTGTCGATAACCAGACACCTTATTTAAACTCCCAGCAAGCGCACCAGTTTTTACATTTTTTTTGCTACATCCTTTAACCAATAAAAGTTACCAGTATCGGGATCGTACCTCAGAATTTCTTTTAATTCTTCCTGTGTTAATCGTGTCAGGCTCATTTGTCTCCCTTGTGAGAATATAAGGGGTGAACTCTAGCTTTATGTTTTTGTTTACGAATAGTGTCTGGATGTACTTGTATATGGAAATGTTTGCCTAAGCCAACATCATGATAAACACAGACCTGTATATATTTCCTTCTTGGATCATAGATGAAAGCATCGTTAATAAGAGTAGCTATCCGCTCTGGGTCATCAAATACCCAACTCCTTACATCGACCGCACGTAAAGGTAGCTCACCATGTAGGTCGTCAGAGTGTCTCTTCTTCCTAGCTGACTCAGTTATGGTCAGCTCTATACCAGAGTCTAGTATGAACTGGATAACTTCCATCAGTATGGGATGAATCTCAACTGCGAATCCCATTAAGACTTCTTCATCTTTAAAGCTAATCTTCAACATTAACAGCTACTCCTTTTAACTATTTTCCTTGTCCGATTCCCTCATTGCATCTATATAAAATGACATTGCTGCTTTTCTTATTACCTCCTTAGATCTCCTATCGGTTTCTTTGGCTGTATCTGAAAGCTTATCTCTCCTAAAGAATTTAAAGATATTAAACATTGCTATTCCTCACTATTTGCAATTTCTTGCTCCTCGAAGTTCTCTTTAGATACCATCTTCACATGCCCACATGATTTACATTTGATAAGGTAACATCTCTTCTTAAGAAAACTATCCGGCTCATAAAACATGTAACCCATATCGGCTACGATTTGCTTGTCGTCTTCTCTAATTTTTTCCAAAAATCTTCCTCCTCATTGATGATTCCAGTATCGAAAACACCTTTAAAGAACGTATCAATAAGCTCGTTAAAGGTCATAATTTTACAATCATCATTATCTTTAAGCGGTATCATTTCTATCTTATCGTCTTTCATGTAGCTCCTAGTCATATTGGAAGTTCTTGTTTAAGGCCATGGTTCTTCTGAGCATCAAGCAATGAGGCTCTTAAGAGCGGTGTATCCATAGCATCCACACCGTTACAACCGTCATATCTAAATTTAAGTGTAATCACTCTCTTACCCGTAATCTTTCGCCCAAAGTCATCAGTCAAAAAGCTCAATGTATAATGTGTTTTATAATAATGAAATCTCATAATACAGCCATCTTTACCAAGGGTCTCTTGAGCATCTACACCTATTTCCGCTAACATATCTATTATCTTTCGTCTTTCTTCAGTCATTGTTTTATTCCTTTATTACATTGATTCGTTTCCACCACCAGCAAAATATTTAGCATCAATCGCATCGTATAGATCATCATACCTACCTATAATAACATTATCTGCTGGGTCTATATTAGATGTCTGGACTACCCAGTCTGGAGAATAAGGGTCTGTATCCTTGTGTATCACTATTCTTTTCATTTTGTTTTCCTATTTCAGGGTCCTTGTATAATAGCAAAGCTGCTCCACCATCTTTCAATATGATTGTTTCTATATATTCATAATTGAAACGGCTATTAGTTAAGACCATATGTTCTATAGCTCTATATCGTTTCCCTGGTTCCTTAACTGGTACTGGGTTATCGTTCTTATATATTTTTACCAGCTCTTTCACTTTTTTTTTGGTAAAAAATATCGTTTCAGTTAAAATGTATTCCCTTAACATTATATCCTCTTTAATAAAATTTAGGCATAGCTTTATCATAAGACCGTAGTGGATACATAGTTACAGGGTTAAGCAAACCACCCACTTACTATATCCAAACAGTCACCAATACAATTCTTACACTCAGTAAAAATCACTGAGAAAATAATACAGGGTATCAATCCTACACTTTAAGATTAGCTATACTTTAAAACACACTCTTTATCAGGTACCTAATCAACTTCAGGAAAGGTGAGAACCTGGGACACCAGTTTTATCTTTAAAGAAAGCTACCTTGACAGCTTGAATTCCACGTTTTGCATGTTTATCTAAATAAAGGAAAGCTAAAATTCCCCTTACTTAACGCCCGTCTTAAGGCGGAGTGTTGTTTCTTTACTATTAAAAACATTTGTTGTCTTCCATACTTGTAGGAAGATTTTTAAGTCTCCCTTTTCAGGGAGGGTGAAACTAAGCCACTACTTTTTTAACGGCTTGCAAACCGTTCAGGTAAAGATTAGGTTGCTGTGAAAACCTGTATATACTAAATGCCTAATGCTATAGCAATAGAACTATAACGTTCATGTTGACCTTAAGCCAAAGATTCATAGGCATATCCTTATCTAGTTCATAAAAGCTTTCAACGCTTTTATATTACCTTTTTATTTTAGAGCTAACTCTAAGGAAAAAGAAGGCACTTTAAAAACCTAATTATGTAATTCCTCTCTATACATTTGTCCAAGATAAGAGAGAATATAAGCTGTTTGCTTTACAAATCTAACTTCTATAGTATACGTGATATAATTTCATCGCCACTCTGTTGTTTAATTTGCTGCCCAACCCTTTTTGCTTTCATGTGTTTATCTCCCATATCTATAGCATTTATAAGATCATCCTCTGAACATAGTGGATGTGTTTTGAGGTGAGCATCTCTTGCTTCGTAAGTATCATTAGTTGTTATATCTCTACGGGTTATACCTTTTGATGAATAAAACCTTTTAAGCCTATGTACAACTCTATCGTATACAAGCAGGGTTGCAGTTTCACCAGTATCATGTAGCTCGATCCACATCATATTAGTTATTTCATCAATGAAAGTCCTGTCTGATCTAGCCTTAATATTCCTCCCTCTTAGAAATGCCATGATCTCATTATATCTTTCCATTAAACCTCCGTTACTTTAATCTCAATAATTGCCTTCCGTATCTATATATATCGATAGCTTCCTTTGTAGGGATATCATCATCCCTTAATACAAATTTAAGCACTTCCTCAACTATAACCCTTTCAAAAGGTTTCAGCTTCTTCGCACCCTCGAGATCGTATTTTTCCATTAAACCTCCATGACTTTAATCTTAAACCTGCCTGATGATTGTGGCGTTATCGTAATCTCAAAACCACCAAGGGTTGTAGGTAGATAATTCGCAACCTCAGCATAACTTGTTGTACCCTCTTCTAAAGTTTTAAGAAAAGTACCGCACTCTATAATATACCTTTCTTTTGCTATGAAGTTGCTCTTGCCTGAAACAGAGAGCTGAGGATACGCTTTGAAGACTTTACCATGTGAGTGACCGAAAAGGAACAAGTCTGCATCATATGACTTAAGATCTTTCTCGTACCTTGTTAAACTTGCTCCACCTGTTCTCCCTGCGCCATGACCATGGTGCGCCCTGATCCTTACAGTGCGACCACCGTGGCCGCCTTTAGTTAAGACAAGCTTGTAGTAGCATGAATAACCAGCGTACGTCAAGCCTAGTGCCTTACAGATGCGTTTAGTGGGGTTCGTACCGGAGTGTTTGAGTATGGTTTCTTCATGGTTCCCTGTTCCATAACCTATGAACTTATCTTTAATGGGGGTTAAGAGGTCGCATGCCATTTCTATCTGGTCATCAATTATTGCGGAAGACTTTGTCTTGTCTATGGCCTTGGAGTATCTAGGATCCTTAGTCCCGATTGCATCTACTATGTCTCCTCCCCCAATGTAAAATAAATTGTCATCCTTGCATGAGATGAAAGATTTGAACGCTGCTTCATCAGCAAGCTTGTTACCTAAATGTACGTCAAAAATTGGCCGCAGCCTGATACTTTTAAACTCTGAATAGTTAATCCGTCTGTAGATTATCTCCATTAGTCTTCTCCTGTAAAGCAGGTTAAAAATTTCGCTCGCACGGTTTTGTTTACGAAAAAAGCTTGGGTAAAATCCTGGTAGGAACCGTAATATATTCCTCTATACCTTACTCTCCATTTTTTACCCTTCTTTCTCCAGCGAATCCCAGTTACGCCAGACGTATTGTTGACCTGGACACCCCTGTTTTGCATATTGCACGCATGTGTCGCATGTCTTAAGTTTACCCAGCGATCATCTATTCGGACTCTGTTCCAGTGATCCACTTGATGCTCCGGAAAATAACCCTCCATATATAGAAATGCCAGGCGTGCTCGTCTATAGAGCTTATTATTAGTTCTTATTCGCCAATATCCATCAGATCCTAACCCACCAGCAGTGTCTCCAGGTTTAATTATATTACTACGAGCAACCAACCACACCATCTCACCAGTCTCCGGATCGTACCTCAACAGCTCCTTAAGTCTCTTCTGTGTTAACTTTTTCTTACCCATTCATCCTCCTTACCATGCTTTCTCCTTATCATCTCTATTTTGCAATTACCTTTAAATGAACCTTTAGCTATAATTTTAATAATCTTTCCACGCTTAATGATGATATCTATATCACCATCTTCATGTCTTAACATACAATCAATAGACATCTTGTCTTCTATAGCTATTTCTAGGGCTACACATAGGCGCTTCACCTCTCGCGTGCGGTATTCTCCATGGTAGACCATGTCGTCTTTTATAGCTCTACGTTTCACAGTGTTCCTTTTAACTATATTTAATTTGATCTATATCAGATGCCGTCATTGGAACAGCTAAGGTGTCAACAACCTCACCACGTTTGAAGACTAAGCAAAGATATCCGTTGATCGTTCCCAGG